GGGCGGGCGGGGCGGCCTGTTCCGGGTGGTTCGAAAATATAGATTACTTCAAAAGTAATGCGCGTTTTGTCGCATACTAAATAAATAACGTCTTATTACCTAAGCTTTACCACCACAGGATCAATTAAAATGAAAGCTTTACTTGTCGTGGCCTTTTTGGCCATCCCTGCCGTTGCTTACTCTCAGTGTGGCCCATACGCTCAATATCCATGCGGTCCGCCGCCTCCTCCGGGAGGATATCCAGGTGTATATCGTGAACCTGGTTTCGAGCCTTGGCTTATTAATCCCCGAGTACTCCAACCCCGTGACGATTACATGCGCGGATTCCTGGAATATGGAGGCCGGCCGCAGGCTCCCCTTCCCCCTCCACCTTCTAGGTTTTGTAGAAGTCCGTATGGACCGGTTCCTTGCAGGTAATATATGCGTCAACCTGACTCACCACTAATAATTAGCTTTGGTCCTATTTAACCATCGCACGTATGACATGGTGGTTCGAGGAATTGGTTCTGGCCCACGCTGCCGGATACAAAAAAGAAAAACCTATGCCGGGAAAAACAGACCACATTTCTAAGCTCACTGGCATTGTAAAGAACGCCACTGCCGCTATGAACCGCGCGAAAATCGCGAGTGAAGCACTTAATTCGGGAGCTGGAGTACTGGTAGATAAAATCGCTCAAGTGGAGTCCATTACTGCCGAAGTAAACGCAGCAAGCGCTCAGCTTGATGAAGCGATTGTTGCTATGACCAGTGATGAGGAGTCCCCTTTGTCAGATACTGGGTCTTCTGCGAGTGGTACACATTTGCTATCCGCAACCGGGCCAGTGGTGGAACCCCGGCAACCACAGCCTAGCCTAGGGCAAAATATAGGCAACGTGCCCGGAACGGAGAGTGGGGCGGCTAAGGCGTTTGCTCCTGGCGTCGGAGCCGCCCCACTTATCATCAATACGGGAAATGCGGAACATGATTTAAAAGCCAGCATTTCCCATGTGCACGACAAAAACAAGTAGCCTGATAAACCCATATGCCCGATGTCGTAGCGATGATCTTGATAGCCGTAGTAGTATTTTTATTGTTACTGGCTATTATTGATTGAGCTTGGGCGTAAACCCCAAAACGAGGAAATCTTATGTCTGCCCCATTCGTTACGTTTCCTGCTCGCGCAGATGCTCCGATGCCTACTGCCGATGAAATTAACAAAGCGCTTGGTCTGACGGATAGTTCAAAGCAGCCCGTGCCGGATGCAGAACCGGACCATCATAGTGATTTGCCGCTTACTTTGGCTAGTAACCCCACTCATGAGGAGGTTATCATCGAAGATTTGGATGCTGAAGAACAAATCGACTCTGATAATTCCAACATTTTGGAATTGCCGAGTTGTTCCATGTTCGGATTGCTGCCCGAGAAAACCCTCGCTCGTATTTTGGGGTTTTCTTTGGCAACTTTGTCGTCGTGGCGTAAAGCCAATAAAGGTCCGAAGCACCTGATTATCGGCAAGAGGGTGTTCTATCGTGTTGCGGATATCGCCGCTTGGATTGAGTCTATTGCAGCGCGCTCTTGATTGGAGCGCGCCCTTGCCGGCTGTAAGTCAGCAATCACTAAAATTTAGAGTGGAGTTTCAGAAAGAAGTCGAGCGTGTAGCTCGGCTTATGTGCGAAGAAATGGGTTTAGACCCTGAAGACACTTTGACGGTAGAACTGTCTAGTATATTGCTTCCGTTTGAACTCAATGAAATTATTAAAAATTCTAGTATTTGCGCTAGAAGATGGGAAACTATGAGGCCGCACGCTGCCGTTGCTTTGGCCGGGTTCCGTGCCGTCAATCGTTATTTCTTGGCTGAAAAGTGACAGGGGATAAAAATGGGCGACAAAGTAACGGGCAAGAAAAATATCGGCCCTAAAGTAATAGATTTTCCTAAGATTAAGCTCGAAGTTAACGACGAGCTTGTAGAGGTTTTGAAGGAATTGCTTGAGGAAGCAAAACAAGGTAAAATCACTTCTGCCGGTGTAGTTGCTATTACTCCTTCTCAAGATGTGTTTAGTTGCTATTCGGTATTAGGTAATGCGATGTTTCATTTGATGGCCGGTATTACTTTGCTTCTCAGGCGTACACAAGAGGAATTACCTACGTTTAATAAAACATGAAGGTGCGACATGAATTTTCTGTTGGCATTGCGTGAAGCGGCTAAGAAGGAAGTAAAGCCCGAAATTAGAGATGAATTGAAGCAAGTCGCCGATAATATTCAAGAAATATTATATGAATTGTGTAGAAACCCAACCGATGAAGCGCTAAAAAATTTACAGTGCCAATGGGTAAGAGGTTTGAAGATTTTAAGCTCGATTACTCCGGAAGTAACGCCGACGCCCCCTGCCGGTGCTATCTCTGCGACGAAGCAAGAAGAAAAGAAGAATGCCGCGTAATGGAGAAAAATATGGGTAACATTAAGGAAATTCTACATGTGCTTTTTGTCGGGTCTTTTGCTTTTATGTCCATGATTGTGGTTTTGGCGGTGGTCTCTTGGTTTTTGACCTTGTTAGGCGTGATGTAATCAAGCCGGTTATGCCGCCGTGGACAACAAGGCACGCGTATTGCAGCGCATCCATGCAATGGCTGTATTCATTTTTTTCAGGCTTGGGCTTCCTGATTCCTTGAGGCGTTTTCCCGTAGCGGTAGCCTCCGTCCAAAGCGCGTATTACTTTCGGGCAGCGACTTCCGTTGATTACAAGGCTTGGTCCCCCGTCGCGTTGACTGAGTAATAATGCTTCCACGGCCCTGATGCGGGTGTCTAGGTTGTTGGTTGGGGCGGGCATAGCTACGAAACCTAACCTTTTTAGGCAGTCGAAACTAGTTTCTTCGCTTATGCTTGACCTGGATGCCCCTGCCGGGTCTCCGATGATGCATGTTGGCCTGCCGATGAATTTTTCCTTGAACAATGCAGGCCGTAGATTTTTTGTGACGTGAAGTTCAAGACCGATGTCACTTGCCGGTACTTCCTCTAGTACAAGCAGGCGCCCTTTGTGATCGGGCTGGCAGATAATAGACCACGGGTCTCTACCGAAATCTTGGCCGACAATAATAGGATACCCGTGAACAGGTTCCAGATTTTCGACAACATGGAATGACCTCTTAAAACTATCTTTAAATACCGCCGAGCCGCTAGGGTCGTCTCCGAATTGGCCGTGTACATACCGTTTAACCCAGTCAAGGTTTTGATTTCTGGATAGCCGTTCGTAGTATTTTCTGCCCTGGGCTTTCCGTTGCGGGTGATTGGCGGGCAGTTTCAGCGTTTCGGGCGTCTGATTAAGCCATTCAAGATTTTCTGCTTCCGGGCTTAAGCCGCTGGGTTGAAAGTATATTTCCCAGTCTGGCGGCGGTTCGGTCATAAAATTGAACCATTCAGAGCCTTCAGGTGGAGCGTTGGTATCTGCTACGATGCCGGACCACGAGGCTCCGCCTAAATTAGCTCCGGGGTATCTTCCACACCTGCCGGATACATCAGGGACTACTCCAACATCCATTTCTATGGCTTCCGAAAGCCATGCACCGGTAAGCTGCATTGAGAGTAGTCTTGCCCGGTCTTCGGGGTTTTCTAGAGGGAGAAACAGCCACTCGGATTTTACGTCGCCAAATTCGATGTATACGGTGCTTTCCGAGACTCGATATTCGCAGATGCCTCGGAGCCATGAGGTGACGTCTTTAAGGACGGTATCTTTAAGTTGTTTAAGGGTTTGACGAAGGACCGCGTAACGGGTGTATCTGAAACCGTCGTGGGATTTTCTCTGTTCGCAAGCTCGCCTGAATAGTTCGAACAGAACGGCGGTGGTTTTTCCGCTTCCGACCGGGCCACATACCATCCTGCCGAAACTGTTGCTGCGCATGAATCTGGCGAGTGTCGGCGGGGCAGAGTACTGGATGTCGATCATTTTTTGTCGTGTTCGATTACTTTAGAAGTAGCGGAAACGTCCTTTTCGATTTGAATAGGACTCTCATTGCCGAGGTTTATGGTGATTTTTACGGCTTCAGTATTCCCTTCTACTGGGGCGTTGGTAAACCCTCCTCCGGCTAGTTTGGCTACAAGTTTAGCGAGTTCGGTTCTTGAGTTCAGGCTTTCGTTCTTGAGCCACATAAGCCTGTAAGCTTCGGACAGCCATTGCTCGATCAGCACTGCCGATTTTATTTTTACTCGTTGTTCGGTATTAAGTGCCGAGTTCCATTCGTCTTTGAATGATCTGACGTAATTTTGGAATGTTTTATTTTGTTGTATTGATTCCCAGTCTTTTGGCGTGATGTCGTATAATTTTAGGATTGTTTCAGGGTCGTGCACATCCATTACAAACTCTCTGGCGAGAGCTATTAATGTCGAGTCAGTAAATTTAGGCTTAGCTGGTGTCGGCATTGTTTTTAAGTCTCTAAAGCACATTTAGAATTTGCAATGAGATTGCCAAGAATAAGATAAGTAACATGGCGGACGCTCCGGCTATTGGTCGTGGGTTACTACGCATAGTAAGTCCTCAAGCGTTAGACGAATACGATCAGTACCAGACTGAATCCCAGGCGGCTGCCAATAAAGCTGCGATTACAACGCCGTCGGATTATACCGGTCTTGTCGGATACATCCGTGGGCAGTTTGAGTTATTCAAGCTTCATCGTAATACAGCCAACGCCGGTTGGAGCGAGAGGTTACTTTCCGCTCTTAGAGCATTTAATGGCGTCTATGATCCGGTTAAACTGGCTGATATTAAACAGTTTGGCGGTAGTGAGGTTTATGCCAAACTTGTCGCCATGAAATGCCGTGGAGCATCTTCGCTTTTACGGGATGTATATCTGTCCGCCGACAAACCCTGGGGTTTGGTCCCCCCGGATGATCCTCCCCTGCCGGATAATATTCAGCAAGCGATTTCTCAGTTAATCCAGCACGAAATTATCGCGATGACGCAACAAGGGGTGCAGTTTTCGCCGGATATGATACAGCAACGCGTGCAGGGATTAATGGAGCAAGCCCGTCAAGCTGCCAAGAAAAAAGCACGCGACCAGACGCAAATCGCTGAGGAAAAGATCAACGAAATTCTGATGGAGGGTGGGTTTTATACCGCTCTTGCCGAGTTTATAGTTGATTTGCCCTTGTTCCCGTTTGCCGTTTTGAAGGGTCCCATAGTTAGGGTGTTGCCTAAGATAAAGTGGCAAGGCTCGCAACCATCCGTGCAGATGGTTCCTAAACTGTGCTGGCAGAGGATTTCCCCTTTCGATATTTGGTGGACGCCGGGAGCCAGTTCTACGGAAAATTGTAATTTTATTGAGAGATCGCGTTTGACTCGTAGCGAGCTAAACGATCTTCTCGACCTGCCGGGTTATAATACTGACGAAGTAAGAGCCGTTCTGGATGAGTACGGCGCTGGCGGCATTAATGACCAGTGGGATATGACGGACGCCGAGCGCGCCGTTCAGGAGAGCCGTGAAAATCCTTGGCTTAACAGGTCGGGGATGATTAACTGCTTGGAGTTTAACGGTTGCGTTCAGGGGAAAATGCTCTTGGATTACGGGATGGATGAAAATGTTATTAAAGACCCGATCCGAGATTATAAAATTCAGGCGTGGCTTATCGGAACCCATATTATTAAAATTCAGTTGTCGCCGTCACCCAGGCAGAGGTCTCCATATTACATAACGAGTTTTGAGAAGGTTCCGGGCACTCCCGTAGGTAACGCATTGCCGGATATTCTTTCGGATATTCAGGATGTTGGGAATGCTACGCTAAGGGCGCTGGTGAATAACCTCTCAATTTCGTCAGGTCCGCAGGTAATAGTCAATCACGATAGGCTCCATTCCAGTGAGGATGGCGAGAGCCTTTATCCGTGGAAGCGTTGGCATGTTACCAGTGATCCTCTTGGGAATAATACACAGGAGCCTGTGAGTTTTTTCCAGCCTACCAGCAATGCCGGTGAAATGCTTCAAGTTTATCAGTTTCTTTGGGGCATTGCTGACGATCTTTCCGGCATTCCGAGATATCTTTCCGGCCAGAGCGCCGGCGGTGCCGGTAGGACGGCTTCCGGCCTTTCTATGCTTATGAGTAACGCCGGTAAGATCATTCAGACTGTTGCCGGTAATATCGACCGAGACGTTATAGGGCCATGCATTGAAGAATTGCTCGATATGGTTTTGCTCACGGACCAGAGCGGGCTTTTAACAGGCGAAGAAAGCGTGAGGGTTATGGGAGTCCAAGTTGCGGTGCAAAAGGAAACTCAAAGGTCGAGACAGCTTGAATTTTTGCAAGCTACGGCAAATCCCGTCGATATGCAAATTGTCGGAATTAAAGGGCGTGCTGCCATATTGCGGAACGTCTCAAAAACTCTAGGTATGGATGGAGAGGAAATTGTTCCGTCCGACCAAGAGTTGGAGGCTCAACAGCAACAGCAACAAGCTATGCAGTTGCAAAATATGCAACTACAGCAAGGGCTTGAGAGAGCGAAGATTGAGGAATTGGCGGCCAGGGCGCAGGGGGCGCAGAGAGGTCAGACAGCGACCAATGACATGGGACCAAGAGTCAATCTTCAACAACCACAGCCAGGTCAAGGGGCGGGAATATCAGGAGGAGTGCAGTGATGGCAAAAGGTTCTTTTGATAAGGACATGACCGGAAAAAGTAAGGTCGAGAACGAAAAGAACGTGAATATTGTTAAAGGCGGCTCAACACATATGTTTGGGCAGCAACATGCCGGTCCTGAAAAGCCTGGTACCAGTGCCCACGATACTAGTGGAGACGGAGGTAAATTCGCTAAGGGAGGTTCAGGTTCTAATAACCGCATGTTTGGGTTTAGGCCGTCTACACCGGCTAAACCCGGTATGAGTACCCCAGAGTAACCAATGAACAGTCCGCACTTTAAAGCACGGCTGGAAAATGCAATCTTTGTTGTCAACCGAGTAAACCTGGAGATCAAAAACATGTCGGCAGCGCTCGACAACCTTACTACGCAAGTAAACGCGGCCCTTGCTGAAATTAATGCACTTGTAACGCAGTTGCAGTCTGCGATCCCGGATGATAGTCCGCAGCTTAATGCCTTGGCTTCGCAGCTTCAATCGGCTGTCGCTGCGGCACAAGCGGCCGTACCGGCTACTAATCCGGCGGCTTCTACTACTGCTCCTGCTCCGGCGGCATCTACGACTGCTCCTGCTCCGGCGGCTTCTACGACTGCTCCTGCCCCCGCTCCGGCGGCTTCTACGACTGCTCCTGCCCCCGCTCCGGCGGCTTCTACTACCGCTCCAACTCCGCAAGCCCCATCGCATTAATGGGAGTCATCTATGTCGGACCAGAACCCTAAATTCAATGGTGTCAGGGTGATCGAGGATACGGTATCTGCGCTGTCGCATTTGATTCCTGTGTACATGCCGTCCGTGCAGTCACAGTTTAATGCGTTTCAGAATGCAGTTAACCTTACAAAGCCCCAGGCGCCTACCACGCCTAAGAGCTAGGGTTACTACGAAAGTAAGCGCGGTGGCTGATATAAGACCTAAACCGGCACGGTTTACTCCCGTTAAACCTTCGAGGATTCCTGGGTTTAACGATCAAAATAGATCAACACCGCGCTTAATTCGCCGTCCGGCTGCTTTTGCGAGACCGGATACGAAGCAAACTCCAATACATCCACAAAAGAGCTACGCAAAAATTCAGCCTATTCCCGATCCGTCGGATGACAATACTAAATGGGGAAAAACAGGATTTGGTAGGACAGGGATGACGGGAGAAAGCTGATGAAAGGTTCGCCGCTTCCAAGAGGTGAGGGTGTCACCAACTACACCGGTAAGGATTCAAAGATCGATAATTTGCCGAGCCGGTTTGCTATGGAGACTGTTACTAAGGGCGACCCTATTAAGCGATTTCGTAACGATTATGGTAAGAAGCCTCATGTAGATGAAATCGGCTTGGATATTCTCCCGATTGGTTCTGTACAGTTTCCGGTTAGAAGATGACCGCCAAAATTAATAATGATTTAGTTATTGCTTTAGATGAATTGTCACGTTCGGCTCCCTATGCGTGGGCTAAGTTTGTGGCGGAACTTAAAAATTATGTAGATAATGGCAAAGATGCAGTCTTGTCTTGCCCGCCTGGTTCGCCACATCTTTCATTTGTACAAGGTAAGGCGGTAGAGCGCCGTAATTTTTATATTATGGCAATTAACTGCCAGAATGAAGCCGAGCGGATACGAAAGAGCGCATGAATAAGAAAGGTGCCGTAAAATGAGCATTACTGCCAATCCAATCGACGCTATGGCATCGGTGAATAACCTTACCGGAGAGGCTACCGTTGGCCCTGCCGGTACGTTCAATTTGAACGCTAAGCAGCTTATCAACGGTATCGTCGATATTACCTCCGGCAGCACTTCTACCATTAATCTTCCGAGCGCCGCTGCCGTTTTGTTGGGAGCTAGAGGCGTTAAGGCGTTTGATTTTGAGGTCATTAACCGCGGGACCGGTACTGCGACTGTCGTATTGGGTTCTGGTATGACAAGCGTTGGCACATTGACTGTTGCCACTGTTTCGTATCGGCGGTTTAAGGGCATTATCAACGCCGGGACTGTTACCTTGTATGCACTGACTTCGGCTGCGTACTAATTGGATAGTGTGAATAGGGTGGTGATATGCCGGATACTTCCAGCAAGCAGGTTCCTGAAGCTTCTTATGTTACATCAACCGGCGCTTCCAGGATTGATGATCCTGATGTAAAACTGCCAAAGGCTGTCAGGCAGAGTGTTCAAAATGTAGAGGCGCTCCACTCGCAGTATTATCCGAAAAATACTGGCCAGACTAATCAGTCTGGTAGTCAGGATACCAATAATACAGATACTAGTAATACAGATACTAGTAATGCAGATACCGGTAATACTGGTAACCAATCACAACCTTCTCAGCAAGCTTCCCAACAACCTCCTCAGTCCGAGCCTCAGAATTGGGAACACGCGTTCAAGTCTGTAAACGGTAGGTACCAGAAAGCGCAACAGACTATTCAGAACCTTACGGCGAGAATCTCTGATTTAGAGGCGGCACTTGCCGATCGAGAGGCTCGTTTGTCGGCTGTACAGAATCAGGTCCAAACTCAGCCTAGTAACGTCCATTCAGAACTTACGCCTGAGGAGATTTCCGATTATGGCGAGGAATTTCTGAATGTTGTCGGAAAAAAGGCGCGCGAAATCGCCGCATCTGAAATTGCTAGGCTTAATGAAAGAATTGAGCAGTTAACGGCACAACTCAATGGAGTTAGTACAAATGTACTATTAAACGCCAGAGAAAAGATGAAATCCGTTTTGGATAGCGAGATTCCTAATTGGCGGGAAATAAATGAAAATCAGGACTTTCTAGCTTGGCTTGGGTTGAAAGACCCTTATTCCGGCATTATTAGACACGACATGCTGAAGGCTGCATGGAACGCGAATGATGCAAATCGCGTACTGGCATTCTTCAGAGGCTTCATCACTGATGATGCGGCCGTTAACCCGCAGGGGAAGCAGGCGCCTATTACTTCTACAAGTAACAGGCCCCGGCTTGAACAGTTCGCGGCTCCCGGCCGAGCCAGTAATTCGGGCGATGTTGCACCATCCCCCACGACGCAGAAGCCGATTATAACTCGCGCTCAGATTGCGCAGTTTCATCGGGACGTGGCTCAGGGTAAATACCGTGGCCGCGAAGCAGAGCGTAAGGCGTTTGATGCTGCCATGATTGAAGCTGCACGAGAAGGGCGCATCCAATAACGCGCTTTTCGTGGAGTGAACGATGGCCTTTGGAGTTGCTAATTCTGCCAGTACCCCTCCAATTTATCCGACTGGTGGTACTGGCAATACCCTCCAAGCTACTGGGTTTATCCCTGAGATTTGGTCCGGCAAGCTTGTAGAGAAGTTCTACGCCTCAACTGTGTTGTCTGCGATCAGTAACACTGACTATGAAGGCGAGATTAAAAACATGGGCGATACGGTGCATATCCGCACAAAGCCCACGATCAACATCAATCCGTATCTTGCTGACGGTTTGCTCACCTTGCAACGTCCGAGCGGCAACCAGCTTGAACTGCACATCGATCACGGGTATTATTTCAATACCATTCTGGACGATGTGATGGAGGTTCAAAGCGATCTTAATTTGCTCAGTATGTGGAGTGACGACGCTGCGGAGCAGCTTAAGATCACCATTGATACCGAGGTCTTGACCTACATCATGGGTCAGATGGTGGCCCAGAATCAGGGCACCACTGCCGGTGCAATTTCAGGGAATATTAATCTTGGAGTGACCGGTGGTGCGCTTGTGATTGATTCAGTCAATCCCGCGGGCACAGATGTTACTCCTATCCAGGTACTTATTAGGATGGGGCAGTGTCTGGATGAGCTTAATATCCCTGAAACCGGACGATGGGCCGTCATTCCGGCCTGGATGGCTTCAGCGTTGAAGCTCTCGGAACTGCGTCAGGTCTATTTGACCGGCGATTCCGTGACCATGCTTCGCAATGGGCGTCTGGGCATGGTAGACAGGTTCACAATTTATGTGAGCAACCTGCTTCCTAATGGCACCGGTGCGGGTCTTCAGGCTGGTGAGTTTGTAATTTACGCCGGCCATGCTCATGGGCTTACCTTCGCTTCGCAAGTTCAGAAGGTTGAAACTATCAGGTCGGAAATGACCTTTGGTACAATCCTTCGTGGACTTCAGGTTTACGGCCGTCAGGTTGTTGACGGAAAGGCCCTTGTACAGGCTGTTGTGAAGGCTGGTGCGATCAACTAATAGACGTTTGGTTCGTAGCTGCACGGCCGGTTACTTTTACAGTAACCGGCCGTTCTTATATCTCCATTGGAGGAGATAAAATGGCACTCGACACTGCCGCTGAAATGGTTAACCAGGCCAGAATTCTTACTCAGGACTTGGTTCAGCCATATCGTTATTCGGATCAAGAGTTTTTGGACGCTCTTAATACTGGTATATTGGAAAGTAAACGTATTAGGCCGGATATGTGGCCTAATGGGTTACCTTCAGATTATCTTGCAGTTGATACTACGCCTATTACGATTGATCCGATGTATCGGATGGCGTTTGTTTATTATATGTGTGGTCAAGCGCAATTGCGCGATGAAGAAGAAACTCAGGACACCAGAGCAGTTATGTTGCTGCAAATGTTCTATAAGCAGCTAATGGGATTGGGCTAGTAAATGGCTGCCGTTCCTGCCAACTTGACTCGCTTGATGAACGCTATCCGACCGATTGTTCCGGGCGCTCTTGATAGCCAGATACAGGCTGTAATGTTCGACATATTTGATGAATTTTTTCAGTTTACGAATGTATGGCAGCAAACAATCCCCGTACTGGCTGTCGCCAATCAGCAAATTTACGATGTGGTGCCTGAAGGCAATGCTGATATTGTGCGTCTTCTATATGTGTGGGTAAATGACGATCCCAATAATAACGGGTCTTCCCCACAAAATTGTGGAGTTATCTATAAACGACCCATCCCTGCCGAAATGGCTATTCCTGGAGTTTTGACTATTATCGAACCTATAACAAGTATACCTTACCCTAATTACACTTTTAATGCCGTGGTTTCTTTAAAATGTACCGATCCGGCGGATAGTAATGGCTATCCGGTTGTTCCTCAGTGGATTGTTGAAAAGTACCGCAGGGATTTTGTGGATGGTATAGCGGGCCAGCTTCTTGCCCAACCAGCAAAACCTTATACAAACCAGACTATGGCGGTCTATCATAAACGCCGCTGGCGAAACGCAATGTCCGGCTGCCGTATTGAGGTTAATAGATGGAATACTTACGGCGCTCAGGCGTGGCGATATCCGCAACAATTCAGAACAATTCCTCGACATGGCGGAGGCGGCTATTTTGGTAATTGGCCGGTGTAGGTATGGCCGTTACTATTGATTCCTATACTAATTCTAAAAACGTTGTTTTTGGGTCTAGTATATCGTTTAACGGTTTAACAGTTGGAAATGGTCAAAACCGAGCGCTTATTGTTTTTATATGGCTTCAGTCTACCAGTGTAAGCGTTTCGTCTGTTACTTGGGGAAATTTGGTTAAACAGCCATGTCAGTTTATACAATCTGTTAATGACGGGCAGACAACGATAGAGATTTGGGGGTTATTGAATCCTGCCAGCGGCAATAATCCTGTAATCGTTAATTTTAGCGGTTCGGTAAATTCCGTTATAAACGCTGCTTCGTTTAGCGGCGTTAATCAAAGTTCTTTTTCTACGGCATTTTTTGATGCAGCTAATAACGGCGGGACAACTAACAGGTATGCCTCTGTGACTATTCCCCAGCTAGATGTATCGAACGTTAGTACGCAAGACCTTGTTGTAGGCATGTATTTATCGCGAGTTGGTTTTGTTTCTATTAGCGGGTCTTTGTTTTTCGATGATAATCCTGGGCCAGAGGTTGCCGCGAGCTGGTCTCCCGGAGCGTCCTCTGTTACGATGCAGGCCGATCAGGGGTTTAGTTTCCAGTGTGGTGCCGTTGGTGTCGCCATTAAATCTGATGGTATGCAATGGTTGGCTGTAGGTAGCCAATCTAGTTTAGGTGCTAGACCCGCTCTTGCTATAAACACAATTCCTTTGAGTTTGGCTATCGGGTCTACATTAAAGGTATTTGGCAAACCGAATCCGTTGTTTTCCTTGCCTTTGAAGGATAAAATATCAGTAGCTACTTCTAAAGTAGCTCCATTCAGTGGGATTGACCTGACTAAGGTTGCCAGACCTTCAGCCAATTTATCATTGCAATTGCAATCAAAAGCTACTTATGGCGTTGGGCTGTCGCTCGTTGCTATGCCAGCTAGATCAGCAACGTTAGTTAGAGGCTCTAGCGCTATGCGTGCTTCGTTGGGTCTATTTGGATTTAGCGATGTCTATACTATAGTAAATTTCGCGTTCCCTTATAAGCAGCCTATTTCTGGCTCGATAAAGCCTGTGACGCGTTTAACTATGTCCGGGCCGGGAGCTTTGGGGTTGTTTGCAAAGTCTCTTGCGTTTACGCTGGCTACACCTTCTACAAGTGGAAAGGTGGGAATTGTTGGCGCGTCTAAAGTTACTATGAAAGTAACTGTGCCGGTAAGCGCTTTTTATGTGTTTTCGGCTCGTATGTTCTCTGGTTCAAAATTAAGCGCCATACCTCCTAAACCGTACAATCTATTATTTTCTTCGACGGCTCTAAATACGACGATGCATATTGCCGGGAAATATGGCTATTCCGGTAGGAGTGGCATTTATATAACAGTGCCGTGGGAGCTTGTAAAACTTGTGCCTATAAATTAGATCACGCGTAAACGCCCAAAGATAAGGATAAAAAATGTCAGGGCTTTCTGATTATTCTGCCAAGGCGCAACTTGCTTGGCTTACGGGACAACAGCCATTTCCTTCTACTCCTGCCGTTTACCTAGCACTTATGACCGCTGTAGATACCGATGGCGGTTCGGGCGGTACTGAAGTTTCCGGCGGTGGGTATTCTCGCGTACAAGTGGCAGGCGCTCTTACTATTGGGGCTGCATTTGCAAGCGGTGTGGGGTCTATCACTCTTTCAGCCGCAGCGCCGTCATGGCTTACTTCTTTGGGTACTAATGGTTCAGGCGTTAGCGTATACGACCTTACAAATGGGCAGTTTATCGGCGTAGTCGCCAGCATTTCCGGTACGACTGTCAACATTTCCGGTAATACCCAGCACGCTTCGCAGGGTGCCAGCGATACGCTGTTGTTTTCTGCGTTTTCTCAGCCAACAGGGTCCGCTCCCTCTACCGTAACCAATGGTGCCGCTATTTCGTTCCCGCAGGCAACGGCTAGTTGGGGCACCGTCGTTGGATTCGAGCTTCGCGATGCGGCTACCGGCGGCAACTTGCTTGCTTGGGATTATCTCGGCAACTTCCCCTGGCTGCCGGCGACAATTTCGGCGGCTTCGCCTGGCGTGATTACGTCTCATAACCACGGATATAGCAACGGTGACACTGTTACGTGGTCTAACGAATATGGGGGTGTTGCGCCTACCGTGACCTCCGGTTCGCTGTCTGCTCTTAACACCGTTGCCAATGTTGCCTCGGACACGTTTACTTTTGGAGTAAACACTTCGACTACTGGCAGCGGCATGGTTAGAAAGGTTCTTCAGCAACCGATTGCCATTAATGTTACGGCAAGCTTTGCGGCGGGTTCTTTGAATATCGCGGCGGCTTAAAGTTATAGGAGCTTATTTTGGCCGCGTTTAATAAGTTCAACCAGTTTTCGGATGACTTGATTGCCGGCCATCATGAGTTCGATGGTTCAGCCACCTATAAGGTGATGCTGACTAATACTCAGCCATCTTCTACAAATCAGACTTATTCTGATGTTTCTGCTAATGAGGTTGCTAGTGGTAACGGCTATACTACCGGCGGCCTCGCTACTACGATGTCTAATAGTCAGTCATCCGGCACGACAACCGTATTTGCTACAAATGTGACGTGGACAGCGACAGGGACGGTTGGGCCTCTTAGATATGCCATAGTTTATAGGTCGGATGATACGCATAAAGGATTGGTATGCTGGTTTGATTATGGCAGTTCCGTTACGTTGAACAACGGGGATACTTTTACAGTTTCGTTCGATCCAACAAATGGGCTTCTCCAATTGTCGTAATCTATTACGAGGTCTTGAATGTCTTCATGGTCGCGCGTTCAAGGCCAGTCGCTTACAGTAACTCAGGCAAACGTCAACAGCACTCATAATTCCGTAACGCTAGGATCGGCGGTTACTAGCGGTAATTTCGTTGTCGGCATGTGCTGGTGGAACGCTAATCCCGGCACTGTTGGTAGCATCACCGTAACCGACGACAAAGGTAACAACTATACCATCATTGATAGCGATTTTGCTCATGGATGGTATTTGATAACGTTTTGGTCGGGCGGTTTACTCACCAACGGCCCGAAGACGATTACTGTCACGGCCCCTAATTCTACGGCTTATGTATGGCCTACTGTAGAGGAATATTCCCCGCCTTCAGGCGCGTTAGGTGTTGCTCTGGATGGGCATTCTATTAATTCGAGCGGTTCAAACACTTCCCCTATTAGCGCCCCTTCTTTCTCTACTACTTCTCCAAATTCTTTGGTGTGGGCCGGTGCAGTTGTTAACAATGGTTCTGCTAGTCCGACGCCTGGCACTGGATTTACAAGCGGCCTTAGTCCTGGGGCGTATATCGGCACAGAGTATCTCACCCAGGCTGCCGGTTCTATAACTCCGAGTTTTACGGGTAGTTGGGCGAATGCCGGTATAGGCGCTTTCGCTGTAAAAACTACAAATACCCAGTACACCATTAGTGGTACTTACGGTTCGTTCCATATTAGTAGTGTTGGAGCGAATTTTTATCCTCAACATTTGGTATTTAATGTATCTTATGGGACTTTCCGGATTACCGGCGAAGTAGTTATACTAAAATATCCCCGTACCGACCCTTTATGGTTTATGCGTTGGCAATATAACGGTGTTTTGCCGGATGTTGTTTTGGATTTTGCTAATGGTAACTATTATTACAATGGTACGTGGGAAAGTGGTAATACGTCCGCATTTTTAAGCGGTGGTTCGATTACTGCCGGTTTGGGGGTATACTGTAAGACGGGCGATATAACGTTGATTGGACCGGCGCTCTCTGCATTTCAAGGCGGAGAGTACACAGTCCAAACAAGTTGGTTTAATAACGCGGATACTACTCAGGCCGGACTTATTAGTTCAGGAAATACGTCGTCCGCAGATTTTATTATTTCTTGGAATTCTGGCAGCTTTTTGACCTGGAATGAAGGTGCTGGCGTAGGTATCACTTCAAACGCTTACGTTTGGGGAAGCGGGCAACAGGTTTGGGGCACTACGGCTACTTCTACAAGTAACAACGTTCGTGGCCTTTCTTCTGTTGGCACCGGAGGCGATAATTTTTATTCTACTGACGCTCATCCATTCCCCGCAAACCCGACATCTATGTATCTTGGACAGTGGAATGAAGCGTATAGATTTGACGGATATTGCGC